TCATCTAAGTCATCTAGTAATATTTCATCAAACCAAGGCATTAATGATCTAATTCTTTGTATATTTCAGTTATTTCCATTTCATGTGTTTTTGTAATATGCTCTGTTTTTTCTTTTAACAAAGCCTCAGAACACATTTTAATTATTTTTACTATTTCGTCGTCATCTAATCTATTTTGCCATTTTAGGACAAATTGCTTTAGTTCTTCCATTATTCTTCTTCCTTTTCTGGTAACCATGATATATGAACTCTATGACCGTCCACAATAACCCATGTTTCTTCTTCTTCCATTATTCTTCTTCTAAATCTTTAGGATCAATTACTATTTCATTTTCTCGATCTAGTTTTTTTCCGTCAGCCCAGTTTAATTCTATCTCTACAGGCGCATTAGGGTCGCCCTGTAGTTGTAGTTTTTCTTTGCGACCAAACTTATCGGGGTATTTTCTCTCTAAAACCCATGCGTCAGCTTGCCAGTTACCGTCTTTACCTGCTTGTTCAATTCTCGCCATGCGTCTAATTATTGCGGTACCCTCTGCTTGATTCACTTGTAACCAAAATGATTTATAAGGCTCTATGCCCTCTTCTGCTTTTTTACGCCATAATCTGAACGTTGATGAGTTAATACCTGCATAAGCACAAGCATGTTCTGTGTACATACCTAATCTAATAGCCTCAAGAAGTCTATTTGTTAAGTCTTCATCTAATAATTTGTAAGGTTTATTATTCATGCGTTTTCAGTATAATACCAAAAAGCCCTACTTAATGCAGGGCTTTTAGTTTTAGCTATTTTATTTTATTCTAAGTGATTATCGATAAATAAACCAGTTGCACCAATCATCTCTTTATCAGCAAAATCTGTCCAATGTCCAGTTTCTGTGAGATTAGCGCCATTTTGTGAGCCGTTTTCCCAATCTCTCTTTTGTACTAATAAGTAATTTTTACCGTTTCTTCTTTCAATTGTGTAATGAAATTCTGTATCAGCATGACTTTTAAACTGTTCTTGCGCCCATAAGTCATAATTACTTTTTATAATTTCGATCTCGTCAAACCCTACTGGGTTAACACATTTTGTATCATTTACAAACTGTGTAAATGTTTCTAGTGTAAATGGCTCTTGTTGATAATCTGCAAACGCAACAAATTGCATTAATGCCTCACCAAGACCATTTTCAATGTAGCCGTCATGATGTTTATAAAATGATACATAACCACCCTCTGGCATTTTTGCAGTAATTGTAGCTCTTGTTGACATTACTTACCCCCTTTATTTAGTTTTTTTATAATTAAGCCAAGTTCTGCTTTAATCATTTTTTCACTTAGAAAAAATACACTTTTTTGTAAATCTTCTAGTTCTTTTATTAATTGCTTGTTATTCATTTTCTGTCCTTTCTCTAAACAGTTATA